ATATCGCACTTAAATCAATACGCTGGCGGTTTTTCTGCACACACTGAAAATCAGTACAATCAAAAAGTAACTTATGCAAGCGAACCTAATAACCCAGTTATTCGCATTAGACGCAAAAAGAACAACCCAGAGGCATGGACTTCTAATGGATCTAGGTTTGGTCTGACTCAATCACCTTACGCTTTTTATGACTATAACTTCTAATTAACTGAACGGGGCTACGGCCCCACGGAGTATCACATGAGCAGCTATACATATTATGACCTTCAAGCAGACCTAAAGAACCATGCCAAAGACAAGCATGATGAGGATGTGGCTAAGTGGCTACAAAGCCGTCCAGAAGTGGGTGCTTTAAATAGCGGTAAGTTCTACATACACGCTGGCCCTAATCGGGTTTACACAGAAGTAGAAATATTCTCGTAAATAGTTAACAAAAGTGTTGCACTCTTCACAGAAGTGTTTATACTGGTTGTAAGTTAAGTAACTAACCAGAACGGAGCATCACATGAAAACTTTTAACACGGCAACTACTTTAGACACCAAAACATATTTCTACGAAATTAAAGCAGACCGTTTTGGCACAATGTCTTTTGATTCTATTTCGTTTGGTTTTTTCCCTGATGTACGCATTATTGTAGACGCGCATTTAACTGCACAAGAAATTGACGTAATTTTTGATAAAATATTAGTAGCATAACTAGACGGGGCTTCGGCCCCATAGGAGTTACCATGACTAACAACCAACTTGTTGAAATCCACCTAAACAACAGCGATTTATCGCTATCTAACTTAGCCGCTATCAGTAACCGTACTGAGGCAGAGGTTCTTGTTGTACTAAAGGACTCTAACTACATCAATATTCTAAAGGGGCAGTAACATGAGCAAGCTACTAATTACTACTCAAACCAAAGAAAACTACGCAGCGCATGATTGGGACGGTGAGGGTGTTTGTCCTGAGTATTGGAAGTTCAAAGGCGGCAGTGATTACATCGTAATTGATGTAGACGTTAACGCAGCATCAGAGGTTTATGAGTCAGTTAAGTCTCAGTGTGAGTCTAACGATGAATACTACGTTGAGTACGTTATAGATTGGGAGATAGTTGCAGACAACTACCTAACTGATTTTGAGCGTGACCAGTTAGAGTTTGAAGGCAAGATACGTTTTCCAGCAAAGCAGTTAGCAGCATAATCTAATAACAGGGGCTACGGCCCCACTGGAGTATCACATGAAAGTTAAAATTGAATTTACTGTAGACGTTATACCTGAGAACATCCAGATTTATATAGATGAGGCTGGTTTTAATGAGACTGTCAGAGAATACGTTAAGAGTTTCTTTTCAACTCTTGAGCCGCTTCTTGATGACCAAATCGAAAATGCTATTGGTTTGCCAGCAATTAAAAACTATAACTAATATCGGGCTTCGGCCCCTTTGGAGTACGGCATGAACGTAAAGGAATTAACCAACGTCACCATTGCTGGAATTTGCACAGCAGATTACCCAGACTTTGTAGACGCTTACATTGAAAGCGCAGACGATGCTAACGGCAATCCATTATCGGATGAGCAGCTAGAAGCGTTGACTGATGATAATCCAGAGTTTGTGCAGGCACAGGCACACGATGAAATTATGGGGTGGGTATGAAAGACTACAAGTATTTGGCATCTAGCCAGCTAGTCACCAAGAAGGTTAAGCGTGACTACACCACACGCATACTCAGTTGCACTGGCGCAGTAATCGGTTTAGTCTGTTGGGTATGGTTTATAAACGGATTGCTAGGATGAATAGTCAGCACCATTACCGCACAACGTACTACTCTAAATCAGAGGCAGCAGCGATTGTCAGGCGTAATGAACAGCGAATGACTGATGAGGCTCGCAGGATATGCAAGGCTCGCAGGTCAGCTAATGATATGCGTGAGGCTATACAGCTTGGTTTAACGATAGAAGACTATCTAAAATTAGTGGTATAATAAACCATTAAGTTACGTCCACCCCATATGCGGAGACAATCATGGCAAGACCAACCAAGTACACACCCGAACTATTAGACAAAGCTAATACATACCTGAGTACCTATACCAGACTAATTCCTAGTCATCAGGATTTGTGTCTAAAGCTAGATATCAGTGAGTCTACGCTCTACGATTGGGCGCAAAGACATGATGAGTTTTCGGAGATATTAGCAAGGGTAAAGCTAACACAGTTCACAGTGGCTATGGATGGTGGGCTAGGCGGTGAGATGAATGCTAACCTAGTGAAGCTATTGATGGGCAAGCATGGCCTGTCAGAGAAGAGTGTAGTAGACCAGATCAGCAGTGATGGCTCTATGGCTCCTAAGTCTAAGATCGAACTGGTCGCTAAAGAATTTGACGTTTAATGAATGTCGGACAGATAGAACTGCCACCAAAGTTAGTACCGATCTTCCAAGGGGAGGCAAGGATACGCGCATCGTGGGGCGGCAGGGGTAGTGGGAAGACGCGCAGCTTTAGTCTGATGACCGCAGTTGAGGGATATCGCTATGGGACAGCAGGTATATCAGGTCAGATACTTTGTGGGCGTGAGCATCTTAACTCGTTAGAAGAGTCATCGTTAGAGGAAGTAAAAGCGGCTATCAGGTCAGTTGATTGGCTAGATGACTACTATGAGATAGGTGAGCGATACATCAGGTCAAAGGATGGACGCATCAAGTATGTGTTTGCTGGCCTACGACATAACCTTGATAGCATCAAATCTAAAGCCAAACTGCTGCTTGCATGGATAGATGAGGCAGAAGGCGTATCAGAAGAAGCATGGCGTAAACTCATGCCTACGGTGCGTGAAGAAGGCTCAGAAGTATGGGTGACATGGAATCCAGAGTCAAAGGATAGCGCAACACATAGACGATTACGCTTAGAGGCTCCAGACCATTCAAAGGTGGTTAAGGTTAACTGGTCAGATAATCCTTGGTTTCCTAAAGTATTGGAACAGGAGCGTCAGGAAGATTTAAAGCGTAGGCCCGACACTTACGGTCATGTCTGGGAAGGCGACTTCTTAGAGTATCCAGAGGGTGCATTCTGGCTGCGTGAAATCAACCAAGCCTACACTGATGGACGCATAGGTAGAATGCCTGTAGTGGAGACTCATCCATGTTTAACTTTTTGGGATATCGGATCGTCAGACGGATGTGCTGTGTGGGTATGCCAGCAAATCGGCCTAGAACTGCGTCTAATCCATTTCTACGAAGCATGGGGCGAACCATACAGCCACGCTGTTAAATGGCTCCAGACGCTTGATTTGGTCTTTGACACGCACTATTTGCCCCATGATGCGGATCATAAGAGACAGGGCCAGCTTAACAACAAGTCACCCAAGCAGATGCTCAGAGAACTGATGCCATCATCTAGCTGGAGAATAGTGCCACGCATACAGGAATTGCTATGGGGAATACAGCAGACAGCAGACCTGTTCCCGTACCTGTACATTGATGATGTGACCTGCGCCAAGGGATTAGATCATCTAAAGTCATACAGGCGTAAATGGTCAAACAGTGAAAGCAGATGGTCACACATACCAGATAAGTCTGAGGGCCACAGTGAGGCTGCTGACGCACTTAGACAGTTGGCGCAGGTGTTTGCATCAGGTGACTTAGGTAAGCGCAACAAGAAACATAAAGGCCCGATCATTAGGGGTATTAAAGGTTTGGCTTAGTTATGATATAATTTGGCAATGTTTATTGTAAGGTGATTATCTAATGGCTGTTGTTACTAAAGGTTTAGGCTTGCTTGGGGACGCTTTTGAAGGGGCCATTAGGTCTGCTAGGGAAGTCTACGATGATCTTAGTGTAGAAGAAATCTACAAGCACCTTACAGATGAAAGGTACGGTAAGGGTAGGGTAGGCGAGCTTGAGAGAATGCAGAACCTTGTTACCCGAAAGAATAAAACAGGTAATTTTGCTGGCAATCCAATATCTATAGCAGATCTTGAGGGTAGGGGGTTTATAACCAGCATGGCTGACCGTAGTGATGCTGGAGGTTTACTTACCCACATCAAAGGAGTTGAGCTTGAAACGCCTATAGATTTGCTTGGTGGACAAGGATTCATGTTTAACAACCAAGAAGCATGGGCGCAGGCTCAAGGCGCAGGTTCTGGAATAAAGAATGTTGGTAAAAAACTAAGAAAAACAACAGGTCAAAACCCCATACTAATACCTAACAGAATGGCTCCAACGGGTGGAGACTTTGCTGGGTTTAATGGTGAGGCTATGTTGTCTTTTGCTCAGTCTAATATGACGGGTAAACAAAAAGACTTACTTAACAAACAAATGAAGAAATTAATTCCGTCTTGGAAGGGCATAGACAGCCCAACTTCTTTAAATGATTTTCAAGCTTTACCAAAAGTAGGACGTAACGCTGTAATGAATATGCTGGACACAAAGTTCAGAAATAATGGCGGTTTAAGTATTGGTGAAGGAAGGTTAGCAACAACAGAAGCTGGGCAGATAAACGCTCCAGATACAAGAATACAGAACATTGCTGAATTAGACCTTGATGCCCCTATGGGTTTGGTAAGTCACCCAGCTTACACTCATGGAATGGCAGGCCGTGGACTAGGCACTATTAAAGAAGATGTGCCAGCTTATGCCTTAAATCCACAAAGCGTAAAGGAAATGAACAAAGGGTTTAATCGTCCAGTTGCTGATGTATTTAATCCAACTCCACAGGATGTAAGGTCTTTGCAGATGGGCGCAAAGGGTGGAATCATTACTGAGGGCTTGTTAAGGCGTTTAGATGACCTTGGCGTACTTGGTTCAACGGCAATAGGCACTGGCGGTCTTCTTGCATCCATGAACAGTCAGGCTGGTGTTGGTGGAGGGCTAAAGAACATAATGCCTGCACCACAGAGGATGTTTGACCCTACCGATAAAAAATATAAACCATTTCTTAGCGACTTTGATCAAGTAGCTGGTGGCAGGTTTTTAGAGATGGGTGGGCCAGATGGCCCTGTTGACGTTACTGGAAGATACCCTGCTACTGCTAATATATCTGTATCTCCTGATGGTAAGCCTACGTTCCAAGTTTCTGGTGAAGAGAGAACTGGCCTACCACCAAATAAAGGCCGCTCAATAAAGACTAACTTGTTTAAGAAGTCGGCAGGTTGGAAGTGGACTAAAGTTCCAGAAGGCTTTGATCCTAATCCTGCTGGCAATTTCCCAATTATTTCTGTTGAAGATGGTAATAAGCATTACTACACTTTAGATGCACAGTTCCCTGATGGTGCTGAGTTAGCAAGATACCCTGACAAACCCACTGAGCCAAGATTAAGGCCCACCCGTAAAGGAAGTCTTGAGTTAGGAAATAAAGTTGGTGAAATTAAATCTAGGGGCAAGATACACCCTGTATACGACAAGGCAGTAATCAGGGAAGGTGCAGCAGGGGCTACGGCTTTAGCTGCGTTAGCTAGTAGCAATGAAGCAGATGCTGGTCAGTACGATCCAACCAGTATGTCAGGTGTTTTAGGCATTAGCCCAGAGATGATGACAGCAATGGCCCAGAGGGACGCATTAGATCAGCAGCGTATGGCAGCAGATGAGCAGCGTTATGGTCAGTACGCAGATGACCAGATGATGCCATACGAGCAGACCTACTCAGAGCAGCTAGGTAATTACCTGTCTAATCTACGGTACGGTGATGACTCAAACAGGCAGCAGCAAGAGATGGCTAGGGTACTTTCTGGCATACTAGACTTTACTCCAGTAGGCTCAGTTGATGCTTTGAAGCTAGGCGCACAACAGCGTGAGGCTGGTAACTCTTTTGAAGGCTGGCTTAACTCCATTGGTGGTGCTGCTGAAGCGGCTATCCCACTTGCTGGTCTTGGCTTTAAGTACGGTAAGAAGGGTGTGCAAGGCTTAATGGAGGCGTTTTAATGGCAATAGCAAAGGGTTTGTTAGACTTAGGTAGGGCAGCTATTGATCTTGCTCCTGACGCTTACAGGAGCCTACTAAGGTTAATTGAGGCAGGGTTTCCAGACACCACAGCAATGAAGATTGTTACTGGTGAGTTGCCTATGGATAACGCCAGCCGCATGGCTAGGGCTACTGAGCAGAATTTTACAGATAAAGCCTATCATGTCAGCAATGATGCTATGCGTGAAGGCCCAGATGGTATGGAGTTTACAGATAAGGGAATACTATCTTTTATGCCAGAAGAGGGCAGTGGATCATGGTTTTCTGGTGAGCAGCCATACCTGTCTCAAAGCTACGCTACAGGTGGTGACGTTTCTCCACCAGCCTCATATCCTGTCTTAATGGACACTAGGGGCATGGAGAGAACTAGCGCAATGACTCCAGATTGGAATGACTATAAAGGTTCTGCACAGCACTGGTCACAGATAAACGACCCAAGAGTTGTTGGGCCTGACGGTAAAGAAATAACAGAATCAGCACCATTTATTGGGTATGATGATATACAGGTTCCTATTTACGATAACCAAACCATGACTACGGATGGACTAGCTAGGGACGCTTACGAAAGGCAAGCTGATGGCATTGTTATTGATAATGTAATTGATATTGGCCCACGCGCTGGAAGGATAAATCAGTCATTGACAAGAATGGGCATAGACCCTAAAGAATGGATGGAAGACTACAGCAAGACAGGTGGACAAGTTATTGGTATGCACGATGGATCTAGGGCTAGGTCATTGTACGGTGCAGCCTTTGATCCAGATCAGGTAAACACTAATAACTTACTAGCTACCAACCCAGCAGCAACGACTTTAGCAGGGCTTTTATCATTGCTAGGAATTAGTGAGGCTGATGGCTTATTATCTAACAATAGGTATGACTGAATACTTTAGGGTATAATAGCCCATAACTTAAAGGAACCACGATGGCTATTTCAACATTCACAGAGTTAAAGGCATCCATTGCCAACTTCTTGAACCGTGACGATCTGACGGCTACGATACCTGATTTCATCTCTTTGGCTGAGTCTTCTATCAACAACGAGATTAGGCACTGGCGCATGGAAACTCGCGCAGAGACTACAGTGGATAGCCAGTTCACGGGCATACCTACAGATTGGCTGTCTACGATACGCTTCCACCTAACGACTTCTGGCACTAGCAGTTTAAACTTCATGTCTCTGGCTACCATGCAATCAGCTAGGGCCGCTAGGAATGATGCTACAGGCACACCAACTAACTACAGTCTTAACAGTTCACAGTTTGAGTTAATGCCCACACCAGATGGTTCCTATAGCGCAATCCTCATGTATTACGCTAAAATACCTACACTGAGCGATTCTGCTGAAACCAATTGGTTGTTGACGCATCACCCAGACATTTACCTGTATGGCGCATTGTTACACTCTGCTCCGTACTTAAAGGAAGATGAACGCGCTCAGACTTGGGCCGCTTTGTACACTGCTGCTGTAGGTCGCG